CGAGATTGCCTCTTGTCTCGTGGGCTCGGAGATGTGTATAAGAGACAGCTACTGACCCCTATTTAACGTTTCCCAACGCATTTTTAACATTTGCAAACACTTTGTGGCACGGTTTTTGCTGGGGTCGCCACTTTACCAAAATTTAACATTTAGCAACCCACTTTGGCACGGTTTTTGTTATGGCTTACATTTAACATCTTTTGCACAAGTTTGGCACGGTTTTTGTTATGCGTGTGCGCCCGTGAAATTGTTTCACGTGGAACACTGCCACACCGATGCACGAAATAAAATGTTTCACGTGGAACACAACACCAAGAGTTAAGAAAAGTTAAAACGAAAATAATTTGTGCGCTTATGCTTGTATGTTATAAAAATGTTGTATCTTTGCAGTGTTCAATTAAACGATTTGAAAATATGAAAGAGTTATTACAACATTTCAGAGAGCAGCCGAAAGAAGCAATTAAAGAAGTTGCAATGTGTGTTATGATTTTCGCCGTATGTGGTGCGATGTTGTTTTTATCTGCAATCTTGCAGGGTTGCAGCGTACAACGTGAAAGCGCAAGCAGCGGCAAAGCAGTGATAATAACAACCGATACAACGTATATCTACCACGGCGGTACGGTGAAGTTTCCAAAAACAAAATAACAATAAGTTTAACAATTAAAAGTTTACTACAATGGAAGAAAAAAGAAACGCATTTGACGAATTTAGTTTTGCCGCTTTGTCGGCGTTGGGTAGCCTTATGGCGTGTAATGAAGTTTGCCGCAACCAACGTGCGGTTATGAAAATAAACCGCTTTCGTGCGTGGCTTATGGACTTGAAGCCGCAAGCAAACCCCGAACCGAACTTGCCGTTTGACGGCGAACCGCAAAGACAGACAGCCGAATAATTAACAATAAGTTTAACAATTAAAAGATTACTACAATGAAAAGTTTTGCAAGTAAATTTAACAAGACCACGTTCGGCATTGACGCAACCGATTTTCAGTACACCAAGTTAGCCGATATTTTCAATTCTGAAAATGAGGGCGGCAAAGATGTGGTACACAAAATCAATGGGCTTTACGTACATAAGTCGCAATTAGGCGACAGCCCCGTAATTATTGATGAGGAAAACAAACGGCTGGTGAACCTACCAAGCCACACCGCCGAAACGGTGCGTGAAATTCTTGCCGATGATGAGGCGGTACAAACTATCAAAGACGGCAAAGTCGGGTACACGATTTACGAGTACGATAGCCACGGCAAGAAGTGTTATTCTATTTCGTTTGTGGACTTGTAAGAGTTTGAAAAGTTATGTTTAACTTTGTAGGGGTTGCAATGTTTGTAACCCCTATTTAATATAACAGAGTATGGCAAAGTTAGGTTATAAGATTAAGTTTACAAATTCGGTATTTGGAGCAACCCAACGGGCGAAAATCAAAAAAGAGATATTACAGGCGGTTGAAAGTAGTCCCGAATACCGCAAAGAGATTGCAAAGGTGTTCCAAATGGCGAACCGCCGAATACAGAATATAGAGCAAAGCGGACAACTTTCGCCAGCCGTGCAAGCGTTGAACAAAGGCGATATAAAAGGGTTTACCAAGTTTTCAATGAGAGGCGATTGGAACACCTTAAAAATTGAGTACGGCAAGGCGATTTCGTTTTTACGCCAGCCAACCAGTACGGCGCAAGGTGCAAGGCAGTACGGGCAACACCTGCAAAGTATGTACGATTTAACGCCCGATGAGTACAATTTAATGGCAAGGAACTTGCAGGGCAAGTTAAACAGCGTTTCCGATAGTGATTTCGTGGAGCGGTATCTGATGCGGTACAAGGATTTCACGGGCGAAATGGAGCAAAGCGCAAGCGATATAAGTACACAAATTGAGAGTGAAGCGCAAAGCATATCACGGGCGATTGATGCAGAGATAGAGCGGCAAGCAAATGAGGTAGCCGACCAAATGGAGGATATGCAAAACGATATAGAGCGCATTTTGCGAAACTTCAATAAGTTTGGGTTATGAAAAAAATACCGTTTGAGTTACAAGAAAGAATAAACAGCCCGACCGAAATAAACGAAGTACTGAAAGCCGCCGTAAATGAAAAGAACATTATAGGAAACAGCAAGGGGGAACGCTTTTATAACGTGCCGTGCGCGTTTGACATTGAAACAACAAGTTTTTACCGTGATACGGACGGACGGGCGTACACATACGAGCAAGTGCAGCGTATGCAGGACGGGAACGGGCGCAAGGCGAAATTAGAGAAAGCCGCAATAATGTACGTTTGGCAGTTTGGAATAAACGGTTACACGATAATGGGGCGCACGTGGGGCGAATTTGTTACGATGATGCAGACCGTAAGCGAGGTTTTAGGGCTGAATGACAAATTGAGCCTTATTGTGTATGTGCATAACCTTTCGTATGAATTTCAGTTTTTGCGCAAGTGGTTTGAGTGGCAACGGGTTTTCAGTATTGATTTGCGCAAACCGATTTATGCGATAACAACGGGCAACATTGAGTTTAGATGCAGTTACTTGCTTTCGGGTTATTCGCTTGCAAAGTTGGGCGAACAACTTATGAAATACAAGTGTGCAAAAGCCGTGGGCGATTTGGACTACCAGCAAATAAGGCACAGCGAAACGCCGTTGACTGATGCAGAAATACATTATTGTATGAACGATATTAAAGTCGTGATGTGTTACATACAGGAACGCATAGAGGAAAGCAAGGGGATAACGCACATACCGATAACAAAGACGGGGTTTGTACGCAAGTATTGCCGTGTGCATTGTTTGCGTGAAAAAAGCGATGCAGGAAAGACCGTGCCGAATTGGGATTACGTAAACTTGATGCAGGAACTACAAATTACGGGTATGAATGAATTTAATATGCTGCAACGTGCGTTTGCAGGCGGTTTCACACACGCAAACGCCGAATATACAGACGAAATAATGTATAACGTGGATAGTTACGACTTTACAAGCAGTTACCCGTATGTAATGATAGCGGAAAAATACCCGATGTCGCAAGGCGTTGCAATCACGGTTAAGAGTATGGCACAATTTGAGTTTTTAATATCAATGTATTGTTGCGTGTTCGATATTGAGTTTACCAACATATTTGCCAGCGAAACGCAAGACAACCCGATAAGCGCAAGCAAATGTTTTGTGAAAGAAAACCCTTGCGAGAATAACGGGCGCATTGTGGCGGCTTCAAAAATTGCGCTGACAATTACGGACGTGGATTTTAATATAATCAAGAACTTTTACACGTGGGAAAGTATGCGTGCGGGTGAAATGTATTGTTACAAGAAAGACTATTTGCCGACCCCGTTTGTAAAGTCTATCCTGCATTTGTACGAAAGCAAGACGAAATTGAAAGGCGTTGAGGGCAAAGAGGTGGAATACCTAAACAGCAAGGAGATGTTAAACAGCTGTTACGGTATGAGTGTTACCAACCCTTTGCGTGATGAGTTTACATATAACGGCGAATGGGATATTAACTCAATGACAGCCGAACAAAAACAAGAACTTTTATACAAGTACAATACCAGCAAGAACCGTTTTTTGTTTTATCCGTGGGGCATTTTCGTAACCGCATACGCACGGCGCAACCTCTTCACGGGCATACACGAAGCAAAAGACGATTACATTTACAGCGACACCGACAGCATTAAAATAATGAACGGCAAGGCGCATGAAGCGTATTTCAAGGCTTATAATATGCAGGTGCAAATGAAATTACGTGCAGCCTGCAAGTACCACGGTTTGCCGTTTTCGCTTTGCGAGCCGCAAACGATAAGAGGCATAACAAAGACTTTGGGCGTGTGGGATTTCGAGGGTACATATACAAGGTTTAAGACTTTGGGCGCAAAACGCTATATGGTGCAAGAACCGAACGCACTCAAAGCAAACGGACGGGCATACGATTTTAGTTTAACCGTTTCGGGCGTGAACAAAAAAGCCGCAATTCCCTACCTTATTGAAAAGTACGGGGCAAACGGTATCTTTGACGCTTTCACTAATTATTTGGATATTCCACCGCAAGCAACGGGCAAGAACATACATACGTACATAGACTACGAGATACAAGGCGAAATAACCGACTACAAAGACAGCACGGCGCATTACAACGAACGCACGGGCGTACATTTAGAGCCGACCGGATACAGCCTTTCCCTTTCGGTTATGTACATAAATTATTTGCGAGGTATTAAATTTAAGGACTAAAATAAAAGAGTTATGACAACAAGAAAGACAAAGACAGACAAGCCGAAATTTTACGACTTGAAAGCGATTTTAAGCAAGAACGCCGACTATAATGTTATATTTGGCGAAAGGTCAAACGGCAAGACTTATGCAGCCTTAAAATATGGTTTGGAAAACTATATCAAGACGGGCAAGCAAATGGCGTATATACGCCGTTGGCGTGAGGATTTACGGGGCAAACGTGCCGAAAGTCTGTTTGCAAACCACGTGGTAAACGGGCTTATTGAGGAACTGACAGAGGGCAAATTTAACGAAGTGTTCTATATGTCGAACAAATGGTTTTTGTCGTACTACGATGCGGAGAAAAACAAGCGGACACCCGACCCGACCCCGTTTTGTTACGGGTTTTGCCTTTCAGAGCAGGAACACGAAAAAAGCAGCAGTTACCCGAATGTTACAACGATTGTGTTTGATGAGTTTTTGACACGGCGGTATTATTTGCCCGATGAGTTTATGTTGTTTATGAACCTGTTGAGTACGATAATACGCCAGCGGAACGATGTAAAAGTGTTTATGTTGGGGAACACTGTAAACAAGTTTTGCCCGTACTTTACTGAAATGGGTTTGAAGCAAGTGCCGTTTATGGAGCAAGGCACGATAGATATATACCGCTTTGGCGAACATGGCGCAATAGTGGCGGTTGAGTATTGCAGCACGATAGTACAACACAAAGCCAGTAACAAGTATTTTTGTTTTGATAACCAAAACTTGCAGATGATAACGGGCGGCAAATGGGAACTTGCAGTATATCCGCATTTGCCGTGCAAGTACAAGCCGCAAAACGTGTTGTTTGTGTATTATATCAAGTTTAACGATGTAGTGTTACAAGGAAACATTATTCAAGTCGGTAGCGAATGTTTCACGTACATACACGCCAAAACAACCCCGATAAAAGATGAGGAAAACAGCCTTATTTATTCGCTTGAAATGAACGGCAAACCGAACTACAAACGCAAGTTGTTGAGTACGGCGAGTTATGTGGAACAACAAGTCGCACGGTTTTTCGCAATAGACAAAGTTTTCTACCAAGACAACGAAGTCGGCGAAATAGTACGCAATTATTTAATTACAAGCGCAAAGACAAACATTATTTCGCTTAAATGAAAATAACGGCGGTTTGGTGCAAATTTCGTGCCGAACCGCACGTTTTACGAAATAAATAACTACTTTTGCAATAGGAACTAAAAATTTATTGATATGGACGCAAATACTATTATTCAAATCATTTCAAGTTTGGGTTTTCCGATTGTGATGTGTGGCGCATTGTTTTGGTATATGGTGAAACAAAGGCAGGCGCACCAAGAAGAAACGGGACACCTAAAAGATACGATTGCGGAAAATACGAAAGTGTTAGCCGAACTTACAACCCTAATTAAAGTTTTGACAGATGAAAAGAAAAGATAACATTTACAAGTTGTACCAGCAACAAGTAATGGACAAAGACACCGCCGTCACTGAATTTATTGCGAACACGTTGGCGAAAACTCAAAGTATGTTTGAGTATGAGGGTTTGCCCGACAGCATACCGCAAAAGGAATTGGAGCGGCTTTTGCAGACCACGGGCAACGCCTTTGTTACCAGCGTGGACGGGGTTTTGTATGCGCTTTCGGGCGGCAAAGGCGGCGAACCCGATGTTTACGGACGGGCAACGCTTTACACCGTGGCGAACCCTGCAATAAAGTTAAACAAAACCTACGATATACAGAAAGACGGGGTTTTGATTGAAAATGACAGCAACGGCGAAAGTCTTTTGCCGCTTATTGGGCGGTATGCCGTTTTGCATACTGACGGGCTTATTTCGTTGAACACGGCAAGCATTTTGACACGTATCACGATGCTTATAAGCGCCAGCGATGACAAGACGAAACAAAGTGCCGATGAGTTTTTGAGCAAGATACAAGACGGCGAATTTTCAATTATCGGGGAAAACGCTTTTTTCAAAGGCGTAAATATGCAGACAGCCCCGACCACAAACAGCGTGTATATTACGCAACTTATTGAACTGATACAATACTACAAAGCCAGTATGTACAACGAATTGGGGTTAAACGCAAATTATAATATGAAGCGTGAACGCCTTAATTTGGGCGAGGTAAGTATGAATGTAGATGTACTTTTGCCGTATGTGGATAATATGCTAAAAGAAAGACAAAATGCGGTTGAGAAAATTAACGAAATGTTCGATACCGAAATTTCGGTTAAACTTGCTTCAAGTTGGGGTTTGGAAAGGGATAATTACAACGCTTTGGCGGCTGATTTGGAAACGGCAAAGGAAAACCCCGACCCGACAGACGAACCCGACCCGACAGAGGAAACAACCGAAACAGACGGAAACGGAACGGAAACAGACGGGAACGATACCGAAACAGAGGAAACAGAGGAAACGAAAGAAACGGAAACGGAAACGGACGGTAACGATACCGAAACAGAGAAAACAGAGGAAACAGACGAAAACAAAGATAAACAATGAAATACAGCGAACTATTTACAAAGGGTAACGGGATATTCGCAACGGTTTTCAAGACTGAATATCCGACAGAGTACGCCGCAATTTTCGGGGATACCGACCCGACAAAGTTAGACGCTTACGCCTTACTGATGTACGGCGGCAAGACCGTTGTAAGCAGCATAACCAGCGACAACGCGAGCGATGTTGTTTCGGCGGTGATTGAGGTAAACGTGCAAGGCTGGGAACGTGAAGCGGCGGCGATGTTAGCCAATTACGATGTACTGACACCCGTAACGGGGCAAGTTGAACGGACGGAAACCGTAACTTTGCAGGAAAGCACCGACAACACCGAAACGGGCGCAAACAAGGCGTTTAATGACACCGATTTTTCAGACAGCGACCGAAAGACAGCGCAAGACGAAAGAAACCGCACAGAGGAACGCCAAACAACCGAAACCAGCAAAGGAACGGGCGCAAGCAAATCAATTTCAAGTGAAATCGCAAAAGAATTGCAGTTAAGGCGTGATAATTGGAGAAAAAACATTATCTTTGCACTTGTAAGAGAATTAACAACGAGTATTTACGAATAACTAATTTAATTTTAGCAATATGGAAGTAACACAGATTTACAAGCTTATTAAAACCGTATCGGGTGACGTGTTGGGCAAAACCGACATTGTGCAGGAAGATTTGACGGGCCTTGTGGATTTGGGCCAAGAAGTGTTCAATCAAAGTGCCGTAGATAATTACGTAAAATCACTTGTAAACCATATCGGCAAGGTGATTTTCGTAAACCGACCTTATGCGGGCAAAGTGCCGTCCGTACTTATGGATGCGTGGGAGTTTGGCAGCGTATTGGAAAAAATAAGTGCCGATGTTCCCGAAGCAGAGGAAAACGACACGTGGAACTTGACGGACGGGAAGACCTATTCGCAAGACGTGTTCCACAAACCGACCGTTACCGCAAAGTTTTTCAACTCAAAGGTTACGTTTGAAGTGCCCGTATCAATCACCGAAAGACAGGTTAAGGAAAGTTTCAGCAACGCCGCACAACTCAACGGCTTTATTTCGATGATTTATGCAGCCGTTGAAAAGTCAATGACTATCAAGGCAGACGCTTTGATTATGCGTACAATTAACAATATGATTGCGGAAACCGTGTTAGCTGATGCGGAAGCGTTTGGAGCAACGGCGGGAGGTGATATATCAGGGGCAGACCTTGCAAGCGCAAGCACAGCAAGATGCGTGAACCTTTTGAAATTGTACAATGACAAGTATTCCCCGGCAACACCAGCGCAAGGCGAACCGACCCCGAACCCTGCCGCACTGACAGCGGCAAAGGCGATAACCGACCCCGATTTTATCCGCTTTGCGTCTTACGTAATGGGTACGTATGCCGACCGCCTGCAAAGCATTTCGACCATGTTCAATGTTGGCGGCAAGGAAAGATTTACGCCGAAAGATATGTTACACGTTGTACTTTTGTCAGACTTTGCAAAGGCAGCGCAGACCTATCTTTATTCCGACACGTTCAACCGTGGCGATGTGCTTTTGCCGCAAGCCGAAACCGTACCATTTTGGCAGGGCAGCGGAAAGAACTACGAGTTTGCCCACACGGGGCATATCAAGGTTAAGGAAAGCGGCGGCAAAGCCGTTGAAATTTCGGGCGTGTTGGGCGTAATGTTCGACCGTGATGCGTTGGGCGTTTGCAATCTTGACAGACGAGTAACAACGAACTACAATGCGAAAGCCGAGTTTTTCAACAACTATTACAAGTTTGACGCTGGATATTTCAACGACACAAATGAAAACTTTGTAGTATTCTTTATCAAGTAACTTGATAGGTATTAGATTGTTTAACTTTGGGCGGTGTGGGTGCAGGTGAAAGCGCACCGCACCGCCTTTTTTCTTACCGATATGACAACGATAAACTTTTATTCATACAACGGACACCCGAACACTGTAAACAAGCAGTTGGGCGAATTTACGGCGATTGAGGGCGATTTGCGGCAAACTTTCGATGTGTTGCGCCCGACCGTAACACTACGAAAGCAGCCCCGACCGACTTTCAATTATTGTTACATACCCGATTTGGGGCGGTATTATTTCGTGGAAAGGGTAAGTTTTGAGGGAAACAACGCCTACGAACTTACGTTGCGTGTTGATGTGCTTAAAACCTACGAAAGCGAGATTTTGGCGGCAACTGGGCGTGTATCTGAAAGCGACAACCCCGACCCGTATATTTCAAACCGTGAAACGGTGTACAAGCGAACACCGAATTTCGAGAAAGTGCCGTTTGCTGAAACGGGGCTTTTGAATGAAAACGGGGGTATCATTATGGTAACTTTGAAAGGAACAACCGAAAATTAAAAGAGTATGGCAGTAATTGTAAATATACCTAACGCACACGATGATAACAGCCAGTGGAACGCCAGCGGCGGTTATTGGGATATAAACGTAAGAACGAATGACGGTTATTTGTTTGTAGGCGATATTAAGGCGGTTTATACCAATACAAGCGGCTACCCGAAAAGCGTTGTTTTGGATATGAACGGCGCAAAGGTTTGGGCGTTTGGTGAGTTGTCCGACACCGATGCACACACGGAAATAACTATCACGGGAAACACCCGAAGCGAAAACGATTTGGAAGTTATAAACAACATACCGAACACGACCGCAACGGGAACAAAGGGCAGCGGTTATTATGATGCGAGCATACAAGTAACGGCAAACGAGGGTTACAAGATAACGGCGGCGCAAGTGGAGTTTACGGACGGTTACGGCTACCCCGATACGAAAGACTTGACAATTTCGCCAGACGGTAAAACGGCAAGTTGGGAGTATGACGATGCCGACACGGGCGAGAGTTTCACGCTTACGGGTACGACAGCCAGCGAGGGAACACCCGAACTAAATGTTACGAACAACATAACGGGCAGCGGCGTAACCGAACAACATACGTTTGACGGGGAAACGGCAACTTTCACCGTTACGGGGCAATACAGCCCGAACAAAGTGCGTTTCTTTGACCTCAAAGCGAGTTACACTAACAAGGCAGGAACAGCGACCAAAACGCCGTTTGTGGTGCAGGATTTGGAATACAGCCAACAAGCAACGCTAACCGTTACCGACATAGACCCGACAAAGCCCGTAACGCTTACGGGCAGTTACGATTATGTGGTAGAAATTTCTACAAACCTATCAAATTGCACCGCTAACGAGGACTTGCCGCAATATGTGAAAGACGGGGAAACGGTAAATGCTACATTAACGGCAAACGATGGTACAGAATTTGACACCGAAAAAAGTACACCGAAATTCTATTACGAGAACGCAAGCGGCGTCCCTCAAACGCAAGACCTTACGATTTCAAGCGATAAAAAGACGGCAACGGGAAGCATACAAGTAAACACTGATTGGAGCGGTATTGCAGTTATTGGCAGTGCGTACCCCGTTACCGTTGTGGGCGAGCAGTACGGCGCAATAAACGTATATTTGGTAACGCTTGATGAGTTGGCAGAATTTAGCGGCAAACGATTTTTCAAGGAAACGGGTACAGACCCAAGTACGGGCGCACCAATATACGAAAACATAGATTTGGGCGCATACGTGAACAAAATACGCCGTGTTTACACCAACATAGGCGCAAGCAGCACCGATGTAATACGATGCGGCAACTACAACACGGGCGTATCTTGCCACCAGCCAGCGCAAGACAAAATAACGCTTGATTTCGGCACGGCGGTAGTACCAGCGCACAATGAGGACAACACCGACTACGAAAGCGAAATACAAATCTTTTTGCCGTTTGCAGGCTTTGTTACACTCAATACCGATTATGCAGGTAAAACGATAGGTTTGCAGTACGTTATAAACGTGGTAACGGGCAACGGGGTTGCGCTTTTGTCCTGCAATGGCGTTGTATTTCAAGTTGAGGAAACCGAACCAAGCAGCGAAATAATATACCTTTCACCAAGCACCCAAGTTAAAACCGTGGGCGGCGATGATTGGAACGAAATGTTATATTACGGGTTAGAACCTTACATTTACTGCAAGTGGTACGAGAGCGCAAGCAACGGGCGAAACAATGACAGACAAACGGGCATTTTAGGCGATTTCAGAGGGTTTAATATCTTTGATGATGTAACACCTATCCACACCGCCGAAATGCTGACAGAGGAACAAGAAATGATATATGCGGCTTTGTCTGACGGCGTTTATATTGAGTAACTGCAAGGCAGGATAAAAAGAAAGGCGGCAACTTGATTGTTACCGCCTTTTCTTTTCGCTTGCTGATTGTTATTTGTCCTGCAATGTTTCAACGCCCGTTAAACCGATGTACAAGTTTGTCGGGTAACATTCGCAAAAGTTTTTGAAACGCCCGATGAGTTTTTCAGTTGCGATAAAGTCATACGCTTGATTTTTGCAGGCGCACTCTTTTGCAAACTTGATGCGTGTATCACGGTTAAACACGATTTGATTTTCCAGCATATCGGCGAGCGTCTGCATACTTTCGGCAACGCTTTCCAAGTTGGTACGAATTTCGGGCGCATTTGCAGCCAAAAACTCAATGTGTTTCTTACTTTGCAATACCAAGTTTTGCATTGCGTTTAACACTTTCTGATTTTCTAAAATTAAATCGGTTGTTTTCATTTTGTTTAAGTATTTAATTGTTTAACACGCTGCAAAGTTAAACAATTTATTTCACCTGCAAGCGGTTGGCGTGTTATTTTGTGTTAAATTATTCTTTTAACTTTGTTTAACAATGTGTTCCACGTGAAACATTTTATTTCGTGCATCGGTGTGGCAGTGTTCCACGTGAAACAATTTCACGGGCGCACACGCATAACAAAAACCGTGCCAAACTTGTGCAAAAGATGTTAAATGTAAGCCATAACAAAAACCGTGCCAAAGTGGGTTGCTAAATGTTAAATTTTGGTAAAGTGGCGACCCCAGCAAAAACCGTGCCACAAAGTGTTTGCAAATGTTAAAAATGCGTTGGGAAACGTTAAATAGGGGTCAGTAGCTGTCTCTTATACACATCTCCGAGCCCACGAGACAAGAGGCAATCTCG